CATGATTGTAAACATGTCTATTTGGGAAAGTACTGACTCACTTAAAAACTTTATGTTTCGTACCGGTCATAGAGATTTTATGCGCCGAAAAAGCGAATGGTTTCATCGTCTAGCGGAGGATAGCTATGTTCTGTGGTGGGTAGAAGACGGTTATATACCAACACCACAAGAAGCCTTGTTACGCCTTCAGCATTTGCGCGAAAACGGAGATACGCCATTTGCTTTCACATTTAAAACAAACTTTACAGAAGCAGATCTTGTGTAAAGTACACGTATGCCAAAGAACCGGCGTTCAAATTTACACTGACTATAAGGTTAATTGGTGTGAATCACTGTCAGTTCTACCGACTTACTCGGAAAGAAATGCAAGTGAACGCATAAAATGCGTTCACTAGGTTTATCGTTCATAGGGTGTTCTATTTCAGAAATAAAGTTCATTCGTGCTAAATTTACGGTACCATGCACAATTGACCAAATTGTAGTTATTCATGATTATACCAACTAAGACTCCCTCTCCCCTGCCCTCTGATGTATCTTGCTCTAACTGTAAGGCTTGTTGTTGCCGTCTCGAGGTTATGATTATTTCAGATACTGGCGTACCTGAAGAGTTTATTGCGCGTGACCAGTATGGAGGCGAAACAATGATGCGGCTAAATGATGGTTGGTGTGCAGCTTTAGACAGAGACACATTAATGTGTACGATTTACGAAAATAGGCCTTGGATTTGCCGCGAATTCGAAATGGGCTCCAATGAATGTTTAGATGAACGAGTTAAATTCTTGTAAAACCACTCAAATTTACACTGATGGCAATGCGGAGTATTTGTAGAAAGTGTGCAAAGGAAAAGTAAGGTGTTTAAATCTGAGTATCAACAAATTATGGATACAAAAAAGCCCACCGTTTGGTGTATAGAACCAAGATAATAAGAGGATGGCGTCAAGATAATAACCGAATGATTTGGGATTAAATTGGATTCTTAGAGAGTGTCTGGGATGCAAATTGGAATGAGCATCCCAATTTGTATTGGTTAAGTCGAAACTTGGTGTTTCAAGCATCACAAGATAGTTAGTTGCCACATCTCGAAAAAATCAATGTATGGAAGCAACGACCTTTACCTTTAATCGGTCGTTGCTGGTTCTTCTAGAATGAACTCTAAGACTTAGGCTGAAAGCTCATCTTCATCTCCATCTTCTTCCGTGTCATTGTATGTTACTTTTAATAAGCCTTTTCGATGAATAACATCTTTTAGCAATCGTTCAGCCTCCGTACGGACTCTGTCTGGTAGATTGTTCATTATCTCTGGATTATCTCGAAAAAAAGGAGCACTACTCTCTATAAATTGCAATATCTCTTTGTCCGCATTACTTAGTATCTGCTTGTTTGCTAGGTTGATATAAGAGTTTAGAACTTTCTCTCGCTGAGTTTTAGAGCTTATACCAACTACACTGTTATACATAGAAACTAGTTGCTCTACGATCAACTCCAACTTTACTCCTCGCAATTCACTTTTAGGTGCCCTTAAAGCAGCGATCACTTCGTTAACTAAATCCACACTAACCTCAGTCGGTGCAGCTTTATCTCCAAAAATAACATAATCAAGTGAGTGGCTTTTTGCAGAACAAAAAGCACATATTCGCTCGTATGGAACGGTTCCTCTTCTTTTCCAAGTAGACATGGTTTGTGGTGAAACCTTTAATATGTGCGCTATATCCGCATCTGTCTTCACCCCTTCCAGTTTTGCTATTCGTTCTAAAATTTCATTTAACTCAATATTCATATTGACAACTCTCTACTACATGTGAATACTACATATGAAAACATTATATTCATTTGTAATATGTTCCATTAATAATGACGGAGAGTGACATGGAAATCAATGTGTATAAACCGAGCTTAGATCTACATAACCAAGTAAAAGCAGGTTTTGTAGCCCAGGGAGCGTCATTGTCTTCGTGGTGTAAGAACAATGGCGTCAAGATCAGCAATATAAAGCAGTGTTTAACTGGCTCATGGGATGGTCCTAAAGCCAAAGAACTACGCGCTAAGGTGATTCACGCGTCAGGAATTGAACGTCAGAATGATAAGTAAGTACTCATTTTGAGTGCGGAGTATGTATGAAATCGAACAAAGAAAAATTAGCTTACCAAGATATATTAAAAATCCTGAAGTCATTGAATGTATACCAAGCCAAAAATGTATTGGACTTAGTATACAAATCAATATCTTCAGGAAAGCTAGAGCTAGCGCCAATCCCTACTCGGTTCAAGAGCAAAATAGAACTAGACCGAGAACTGCATGACTTTATTTTGAGCATGGACTTGGAGTTTATGACTCAAAAAGATGTCCGCTTAGCTTGTCTCAAAAAATTTGGGAAAGAAAGAGCACCATCAAGAACGGCGTTGAACCGAGCGTGGCCTAAGCTTCTCCACAAAAAAGAAATGGTGACTATCAATGGACAAATATAAAAATTCAGTTGCTGGCGGCAACTTAAAACCAGCACGAATAACACTTCAGATTCTTGAAATCCTTGTTGATAACGGTGTGGAAGGAATGAGCCTCAATAGACTATCCAAACTTATGGCGATTCCCAGAACTAGCCTTCATCGATATCTTCAAATGCTGATCGAAAGCGGTTGGGTAGAAACTGTGGGTGAGAAGAACTCCTTGCTATGGAAGCCTTCAAACCACTTCATAAAACTGGCGTTTAGTTACAGAAATGCTGTACGCGCACAGATTGAGGAAGTTAAGTCTGAGTTTAAGAATTTGACTGGAGAGGAGCTGTAATATGTCAAACGAACTAAAGAAACTAGAAACTGCTCAGCAAGCGTTAAGTGACGCTAAGGAAATAAATGCGGCTGAAGCCCTAACAATGGCGCAATCTTCCCAAGCAAGTATTGATATCGGTATGTATCTTGGTCGAATTCAAATGGCTCAGTCATTTGCCATTTTCGCCGACACCGTCTCTTTATCCGCTTTGAAAGAGATTAAAGAGGCGAAAGCGTATAGAGAATTAAAGGGTCGCACAGTAAACATGAACCCAATTTCAGACGACGGCGGCGAAAATGACATTGTTCTCAGAGGTACTTGGGATGAGTTCTGCAAGTTATGTGGTACGTCAAAATCAAAAGTCGATGAAGATTTAATGAACCTATCTTTATTTGGTGAGAAAGCTTTGAAGTCAATGCAGACTTTGGGCGTGACAACTAAGGATCTACGCCGCCTTCGACAGCTTCCCCAGGAAGATTTAACAGCGATCGTAGAGGGTGAAACCGTAAAGGTTCAAGACCGTGATGAAGCTCTTGAAATCATCGAAGAGTTATCGGCAAAGCACCGTCAAGAGAAACAAGCCCTTCAACAAGAAGTGAATAGCCTGACGCAAGAAAAGCAATCTCATGAGCGCTTACTTGCTGACAAAGACAAGAAAATTAATAGCTTATCGAAAAAGCTCGATACGCCGCTTTCACCAGCTCAAGCTCGTCAAAAGGAAGAGCAGTTGAATAGCCAGTTGCTAGAGCAACTGAATATAGCAGCCCTCGCGGTAGACAGCGCCATGGCTCGACTCTTTGATGCCATTCAAACGATTCAAGAGAATCAACACCCTACGGACATTGACCAAGCGTGTGAGGATACCTTGTTCCGTGTACTGGAGCGTTTCTTAAGCCTGTCTGGTGATATGGGGATAGCCGCTCACGTTATCGAACATCTAGAGCAATGGCATTCAGAAAGTGCGTTGCTAATGGATAGTGAGGGTTAAGTCTGTATGAATGCACTTGAGCTAGAACGCGCACAATACTTAAAGCACTTGATGGCGGAGCTAGATAGTGCAGGCCGTGGAGATAAAGGTTCGATTATTCAAAGAGCTACTGATTATCTGTGCATTTCGAAGAACAAACTGTATCAAGAACTCGCGGCGTTGGGGTGGGATTCTGGGCGTAAGAAACGCAATGATTGTGGCGAGTTAGCAATCACTCGTACCGAAGCGGAACTATTGGCTAACTTATTGCGTCAGAGTGAACGCGACAGCGGAAAACGGTTGATGACCATCCGTGATGCGATTGATGTTGCATTGGCAAACGGACAGCTTTCACAAGACGTTTCTGAGTCGACGGTATTAAGGGCTTTTAGGCGTTTTCGCGTACACCCAAATCAGTTGAACACGATGGAAACGACGACAAGTCAACGCTCACTTTACCCAAACCACGCTTGGCAATTCGACGTGTCTATCTGCGTACTGTATTACCTTAAGGGGGGTAAAGGTTTGCAAGTCATGGCAGAAGATGAGTTCTACAAGAACAAGCCGAAAAACCTTGACCGTATCGTCAATGAGCGCGTGTTACGTTACCTTGCAACCGACCATTACAGTGGTGCTTTCTTCTTGCGCTACTACGTAGCTCCTGGTGAGAACACAGAGACCATTACCAAGTTTCTGTTTGAAGCTTTTTGCGAGCGTAATACAGGGGAATTGATGTATGGCGTCCCTCAATTGCTGATATGGGACGCAGGCTCAGCCAACATTGCGCACCAAACTCGTCACATGCTAGATATGTTGGAAGTGAAGCATATCGCACACACACCAGGTCGTCCTTGGGCTAAAGGTCAGGTGGAGTCCACACACAATATTGTCGAACGTCGTTTTGAAAGTCGTTTAGCATTTACGACAATCAACTCAATTGAAGAATTAAATCAGTATGCTGTGAAATGGTCGATAGGTTTTCAAGCGCTCAAGGCTCACTCTCGCCATAAAACAAGTCGCTTTGGCCTGTGGCAAACCATACGAACTGAGCAGCTTCGATTGATAAAAGACGTAGAGCTGGTGAAGAGCATGATGCAGCAAACGAAGCCTGAGGTCAGAAAGGTTCGACCTAACGAGCTAAGTATTAGCTTTGCGCCTAAGGGATATGCCTCACTCGATTATTCATTGGCTCATATTCCACACATCATTGCAGGTGATGAAGTGAAGGTGTTCGTTAACCCATACAAGGCTCCTGCTATTCGAGTGATGAGTGTGGATGATATGGGTCAAGAGCACACACACGAAGCGTTACCTATTGAGCGTGATGCGGCAGGCTTCAACCTACAAGCCCCTATCATCGGCGAACAACATAAAGCGATACGTGAAACACAGACGGACATCAGCCGTAAGCGCCTCGATACCGCTGCGTGGGGGACAGATAACCCACGAGAGATTAAGAAAATTCGCAAAGGGCGTGTACCTGCTTTCAATGGTGACATTAATCCAATGGCAGATATTGAGCAGCAATCAGTCCCATTGTTCATGCCGCGACGTGGTACAGAAATGAGTGTGGAAGGCCAGCCATTAACAGAGCAGAAAATGACGATCATAGGTGCTTCAAACCGCTTTAAAAAGGCATTTAACCCTCATAAAAGTGAGCTTTCAGCCTTTAAGAAATCATTAAAGGCTCAATACCCAGAAGGCATTTCGGAAACGGAACTCAACCTATTTATCGAACAATGGGAGCAAGGCGATCATGATTACGCTCAGAGCGCAGTTAGATAACGCAGGACTGACGGTACAAGCGCTAGCTGACTATCTAGAAATGAACTACAGCACAGTGCATCGAGCGGTAAGGTTAAATGAACCACCCAAACGAAGAGCACAAGAATTTACAGACAAAGTAGAGGCATTTTTTGCTTCTAAAGGGCTAGAGGGAGTAAGCGGTTGGTCAAAGGCTGCCACCAATGACCAACCAGAACCCCAGCTAGACGAAATCAATCAGGACATCGAACTGGAGAATCAAATGTTAACACAAGCAGCAATGAAACACTTCAAGCTATTCAGAAACCCTTTCATTAACGACATTCGTGGTGTACGCGACATCTACTTAAATGAGGATAGTCGTTACGTTCTGGCGGCGATGAAAGACGTAGCACGTAATCAAGGTATTCTGGCAGTGGTCGGTGACTCTGGGGCAGGTAAAAGTGTGCTTCGTCGTCTACTTCTTGACGAGTTGCACAATGACGGCGACATCTCAGTCATTCAACCGAAAATCATCGATAAGACACGAGCAACGGCGGCGGGCATTTGCGATGCCATTATCAATGACATTAGCAGTGAAACACCAAAGCGCAGCATGGAGGCAAAAGCACGACAAGTTGAGCGCTTACTTATGACAGCGTTCAAAGGTGGTCAACGTCACGTTCTCATCATCGAAGAAGCGCATGACCTAACCATTCCAGTGATGAAATACCTTAAGCGCTTTTGGGAGTTGGAAGACGGTTTCTCAAAGCTGCTTGGGATCTTGCTGGTTGGTCAGACAGAGCTATTTCACCGCCTTGATGAACGTCGCCACTATGAACTGCGTGAGTTTATCCGTCGTTGCATGATTGTTGAGGTTCCGCCTTTAGATCACGATATTGAGTCATATTTGACGCATAAATTTGAACGCGCGGGTTGTGACTACAACAAGATCATGGATCCCACCGCTGCATCAGCCTTAAAAGAGCGTCTCCAAACGCGCCGTAATCAATCGGGCAGTTTAGTGTATCCCCAAGTCATCAATAATCTGATTTCTCATGCGATGAACCTATGCGCTTCACTCGACGAACCTAAAATCACTGACGAAATCATTAAGGAGCTGTAATCATGAAAATTCAAAATCAACAAGGTGTTCGAGCGGCATTAGTGACAGATTGGCTTGCCATTGATTTCGAAGAGTATGCACTGTGCAATCTTGAAGTGATCAGCCAGTTACTCAACCAGTGTAAAGACTTACATGAGATTGACACCAAAGACTTGAGTCATGCGTTATTTGCGAGTGTAGAGATTCTCAATGCCACACGCCGAGAAGAAATACAGGTCGGAGAGTAAGTTTAACTTCTTTTTTTTCAAATGAATTCAGTTGGTGGATTACCGCCAACTGAACAGATACCGTTATTATGTCGCAAAAAGGAATATGGTATGAGCCGCTTAGCCTTAACTGCATCAGAGAGTCACGAACTAGCCACTCGTGTTTCTGCCCTGGGAGCCAAACAAGTATTGCTTCTACTTCGCCAACTACAAAATCAATCGTTAGCCTTGTCGCTAGAGAGTAAGGAGAGTCCCCATGAACAAACACTACGCCAGCAAACTGAAACAAGCGCAAAAAACAAAGCGAGCATTACCGTATTTAACAATTATGTTAGGCCCAACCATTGAGCCTTGCCCTGTTCATGCCAAAAACAAAGGGCTAGTTTTGCCAGTTGATCATCCCTACTGGACAGACTACCCCATGAGGGAGACGGATGAATGTAAATGCGGTCTTCGCCAAATCTCAAAGTACGAGTATGCAAAGTTAAAAGTAGATGGGATTTTAGATCCTCTAGCCCCCCCGATACTAGATGAAGAAGGAAACCTAACAGGCCACAGACAGAAAATACTGATTCCGATAGTTGAAGAGCCTATAAAGTAACGCCTACCTACTAACAACAATGCCTTTTCCAATGAAAAGGCATTTTCTTTTCTAAAACGCCCTCAGCGCCGTTCTAAGCGTTTATTCGAACATTCCCTCTCTCAAAAAAGTTTAAACAAATCTGGTGCAATTTAAACATGGTTTAAACATGGTTTGTGCAGCTATTGACCTTGCCCCAACGCCCTAATCTTTTCTACCAATCTTATCCACCTACACATAGAGCAACCTAGGTTATTCTTACTCACTCTACAACTGGCGTTATTGTGAATGTGTTGGAGCATAGAGGAGAGCAATTCTCCTTGGTAACGAAGATGAGGGCTTCCTCTTCTCTCATCTTCGTTATTTTTCTCCGAGCAATACGTTACTAATTTAATACAGCACGTTGTAGAGGTGCTCATGATATCCATTGATAAATTAACGCCAATCGTAGCAAAAGCACTTTCTGAAGATCCTGAATTATTCAGCTTTGATGAGCTTAGTGATGGCGATACAAGTTACCCAGAACTACTCGAAGATATTTATAGTGTTTTTGACCGCCGCCTCCAAAGTCATGGAATCTATGATAGCAGTCTTGTTTTTCATCTTGTGTTCGAGTTGATGCAGTACGGCGGTGGCGTTCAGCTCTATATACCTAAACCTGACTCCATCATAAATAACGTCGCTAAGAAACTCATCGTGAAAGAGTTCGATGGTCGCAATTTCGCTGTTCTTGCACGACGTTATCAATGTTCCACTAACCACATTAGGAGAGTAATTAATGCAGCTAAATGAAGGTCAATATAAGAATGCAATCTCTTTACTCACGCCAGGGAACAAAATGTTGCTTGACTGCTTGGAAGAAGCATTGGCCAAACGAAAAAGCAGCATAGACGCTTTTTCTCTACTAATGGAAATATCAGAAAAATTTGGAGGATTAGCCTACTTATCTGCAAATAGAAGTTTACAGGTTTACTTAAGAAACCTCACTTTAGTGAGTGAGTACCAATCGGGAATGAGCATCCGCCAACTTTCCAAGAAATACAACCTGACCCATAACACGGTCTACCGAGTGATTCGAAAAGCAAACGTATTAAAAGGATAATTCATCATGTCATTGCAAGAACTGAAAACCGCTGTACAAACTGCCAAGGCAGCCTACACAGCTAAAGAGCAAGAAATTAGAAATTATGTCAATGAAAAGCACACTCAAGAGTCACGCTTAAAAACATTGACGTCCCAAGTAACGGCGAAGCGCACAGAATTGCGTAATGCCCTCTCTCAATCTAGCGCAGAAACGCTAACCACAGAGTTACACAACCTCGAATCGCAAAAAAGTGCTTGTGAAACGTTAATCAGCAATATCACTAACTATCTTTCATCTAAGGCACGTAATGAAAAAGACCAAGCGGCCCAACTTATCAAAAGCGCAGAGACGGATTTATTACTTTTTGTCTACCAAGACATTCTAAGCCAATTAAATGTCCTGTCGGACGAGCAAAAAGCGTTACTGAAAGATTTTGTTGTGATTGGACGAATGTTGTCGGAGTCACTTCCAGGACAACCACGACCTTCCTATTACTTAGGGTATGCCTTTGACGTTCTTTATGGTGAGTTGCGCGGCGAAGCATTTTCCGAACATAAAGATCAGATGCTTGCAAAGTACACCTCGTAGAATTAGACATTACTCTCTTATGAAAAGGAATATGCTGTGAGTGCTACTCCTGAAACCATCTTAAAAACACTGATGGTCAACTTAAAATCTAACTTTGCTCAAGGCATTGATGCAACAACCCCACAATGGCAAGAAATTGCAACGAAAGTCCCTTCTTCAGGTTCCGCCAATTATTACGGTTGGTTGAAAGACTTACCTGGTATCAAGGAGTGGGTGGGAGAGCGTCAATTGATTTCCCTTAACTCTCACGGGTATGCAATTGAGAACAAAACTTGGGAAAGCTCCATTTCCATTTCTCGTGATGACGTTGAAGATGATCAGATAGGCCAATACGACATTATCGCTAAAAACTACGGTGAACAAGTTGCTCTATTTCCTGATAGCCTGTGTTACCCATTGCTAACAGCAGGATTCAATACCCTTTGCTTCGATGGTCAAAACTACTTTGATACTGACCATCCATTAGAAACGTCGCCAAGCACCACTTATTCGAACGTTGTGGGTGATCCAGATATAGATTTAGATGAGCCTTGGTTTTTAATTGACGATACCAAAGTGCTCAAACCTATTGTATTCCAAGAACGTCGTCCATTCGATTTCAGAGCCATGAATGATTCCGATGAATATACATGGTTTAACAATCAGTTTGCCGCTGGTGTAGACGGTCGCTGTAATGTGGGCTTTTCATTTCCACAGATTGCTATCGGGTCTAAAGGTCCCTTGAATGAGTCAACCTATTCTGAGGCAAAACAACGACTTCGTTCAATGAAAAAAGCCGATGGTACACCTCTCAATATTCGAGCAACGAAATTAGTTGTCGGACCAAACAATGAGTCTGCCGCGAAAAAATTGATTAATCGTCAGTTGGCTGATAATGGTGCCACCAGTATTTACTACAACGATGTCAGCATTGTCAGCAGCCCTTACATTGATTAAGGCCAGTATTATGAACCACGAATTTCATTTGATAGACGGCATTGTGTGGAATGGAAAGTGCCGTAAGCGTATTACTTTGCAACCACTCGATGAACAAACATATGAGCAGGTGAACCAGGTCGTCGAAACGCAACTTTCATGCTTAAAAAAACAGCCGAATTTCTGCTTAGTCAATGACAGCCATCGACAAGGCCTAAAAGGTTACATGATGCTGAACGAGTGTGCCGCTGCTTCCATATCACATCTGGAAGATCAACCAGTGAGTTTGATGTTTGATGACCTTTGTCGAGTTAAAATCAGCGCCCAAGACTGGAATATTATATTGACTGCAAATCTCGCCCTTTGTGAGTTCTATGGTGATGATGCAGCCAGCTCTATAACGGTTTAACGTATTAAAGCACCCTGCTTAATTAATGAAAGGATAATGAACAATGGCTGTAATGACCTTTGAACTACAAGATGGCTTTAATTTTGGCGAAGCGGTTTACCATGAAGTCGGACTTAAAGAACTAAGCCCTAAAGATGTGTTCGATGCACAAATGGCAGCAGAAAAGATTGGTATTGTGGAAGGTAGACCCTATGCCTACACCTCTGACGTACAAATGGGAATGGAACTTTTATGCCGACAAGTTGAGTTCATCGGCAGTGTTCAAGGCCCTATTAGCGTGAAAGAGATCCTTAAGCTATCACCGAAAGATTTTGCCTTATTACAGATGAAAGCGACGGAGTTAGATCAGGTGTTATTTGAAGACGACACTTTGGAGGCGGTGGAAGCGCGGGGGCGAGGCTAAATCACTTGCAGTACAACTAGAGCTGATGCTTATTACCATAGGCTCTCGTTACCCTGTAAGTGATTGCTATCAGCAACCCATCCGCCGACTCATCCAGCTTGTTTACCGTTTAAAACAGCATCAGGAAAACGCCCATGTCTAAAGATTTACAGACCGATATTGTACTTAACCTTAAAGGTGATCTTGCTCGTAAGGCTAAAGTGTACGGAAAGGAAATGAGCACTTTAGGATCTCGTTCAAAAGCCGCTTTTACGATGATTAGCACTTCGGCTGTGGCAGCTAGTCGAGGTATTGATACGCTAGGTAATCGAATGATGTTCGTTGCAGGTACTGCTTCCCTTGTGTTTACAAAAACATTCTTGAAGACGGCGGCGGAATTTGAACGCTATCAAGTGATGCTCAATCAACTACAAGGTTCAGAAGACGGTGGTGCTCAGGCTATGTCTTGGATTGAGCAGTTTACTCAAGATACGCCTTATGCTGTAAATGAAGTCACTCAATCCTTCGTTAAACTCAAAGCATTTGGTCTAGATCCAATGGATGGCACGATGCAAGCCATTGCTGACCAAGCGGCAATGATGGGCGGTACGGCTGAGACTGTGGATGGTATAGCAACAGCGTTAGGCCAGGCATGGACAAAAGGCAAACTTCAAGGTGAAGAGGCACTTCAGCTTCTTGAGCGTGGCGTTCCTGTGTGGGATTACTTGAATAAGGCATCTAAAGAGCTGGGACACAATAATGGATTAGGCTATACCACCGCCCAACTGCAAGAAATGGCGAGCCAAGGCAAGTTAACCAGAGATGCAATAAAAGACCTGATTGAACAAATGGGGAATGCCTCTGAAGGCTCTGCAAAGAAACAAATGGAAACATGGAACGGCATGATTTCTAACATTGGCGATCATTGGAAAATTTTCCAAAAAGATGTGATGGAAAGCGGTGCTTTTGAAGAACTGAAAAAAGAGCTAGCAGATTTTCTTGCCATGCTCGATGAAATGAAAGAGAACGGGCAATACGATGACTTTGTAAAAACAGTAGGCCAAGACCTTGTTGATGGTTTACGTGCCGCCGCCGACGCAGCCAAAGAGATTAAAAATGCAGGTCAAGAAATCCTACCTGTGGTTAAACAGGTTGCGTCGATGGCAGGTTCAATGGTCGAAATCGTTGGTGGGTATGGCAACCTTGCAAAAATTATGGCTTCGATTTATGCCATTAATAAAATGCTTGCCGTAAGTGGTGCACTCAAGGGAGGCATTGCGGCAGGCGGTTGGGTTATGGATAAATTAGGTAAAGGGAAAGCGGCAGGCGGTGCTGGAGCGGCAGCAAATGCGTTGGGAGCAACTCCTGTATTTGTTGTGAATATGCCTAATGGCGGTATGAGTGGACTTGATATCGACTCACCTAGTTCTAAATCGACAAAGAAATCGCTCTTAAGTGCAGGGAATCTTGCTAAAGTTCCTCTAGTTGGTTGGGCTTCCTATGAACTAGCAAATATAGCCGATGATATACTGGGTTCAAGCTTTGATGGGTATCGAGACGCTGATGCAAAATTTACAACCAAGATAAAAGCGTTTTTTGGTGATAAGGATGCTCAGGCTAAAGACATTAAGTACTACGGTGCTGACCCTTCGAAATATGAGGTAAAGCCAATGACTCCCCCCGCATATATGTATGGTGGCTTTTCAACTGTTTCTGGGACTACACCAAACTCTTATCTTGCCACTCAAGCTGGCGAAATGAAGTTGAAGGTGGAAGTTTCAGATGAACGAATCAAAGTAACGCCGACTCAAGTGCCCAAGGGAATCACGATTGACCCTGATGCAGGGTTGAACTAATTCAATAAGTGTTGTGTCATGTGGTGGGATTCATATTTCAGCCAGTGGGATTAAAGAAAATCCAATTATCCTGAAATTTTAGGCGAATTATCCTGACGCGCTACAGTTTGGTGGGCTTTTTCTAAAATTTGGTGGGTCCGGGCGAACTCGAATCGCCGACCCCTACCATGTCAAGGTAGTACTCTAACCAACTGAGCTACGGACCCAAATTTTGTGTTCCTAACCATTCAATTCAGAATGGTGCGTCCGAGTGGACTCGAACCACCGACCCCCGCCATGTCAAGGCGATACTCTAACCAGCTGAGCTACGGACGCATTTCTCTGGAACGACGAGGATATTAGCTATAAGCGAACGACGGTGCAAGCACAAATTTACCAACTTTGAACCGTTTGGCGAAAATGTAAACTCAACACGCGTTTTCAGATGATTTTATCGACAAGGACTGAGCCTGCTGGGTTTAAAAGTGTGATCTATATAACTTTTATTATCTCACTTAATTGTCGTAAGGCACTTCACTGAGCATCCAAATCTGTAAGGTTTGCGATACCTTAGGGCAAGTACCAAATAAAATCTGATATTTAGGTTTAAATGGTTCGCCGATATAGGTTGTACGGATCAACTCTCCTGTTTTGACATCCACTTGAGTGCTCACCCTGCCTTTGAAGTTTTGAAAT